GTCTCATGTTTCCATGTTGGCTACCTTTCCACCGCCCAAATTTGGTGGGTAGGCCCAGCTATCCATCCCAAGAAGGATGCCAGTACCACTACGTAACTCGTCAGTCTCTCTTCCGAGGTACCATATCGTTGGTCTAACGTCGTTTGTCCAGTGATAACGACCCACGTAACCCTCCATCCAGTTACGGCGTATGTTTATAGTGTTGGTCACTCTCACAATCTCGTCATGAAGTCAATCAATCAGATATGCGGCTCACTCAGAGCTCGTCCACGCCTCCAAGGGGGCGGCAATCCCCTAGACCAGGTGTCTCTCCTGATTTGACTTTCGTGCAATTTAACCAGTTGCCACTGTGCATGTAACCACTCCATGGTTATAGGAATTAAAAGAGCATTTTGTATATTGTTTTGTATTTTGTGGCCCATTATTTTTGTATTTTATTGGTGATTTCCAACATGCTTGGTGTGACACACAGCCATGACCGTTGTAGTTTAAACGTCTTCGGACGTATGCTTCCCTTTTACACTACTGTGCTATCCAACTCAGTGATGAAGATATCCAATGTGCTTGGTGCTGGGAATGTCCCTGATGTAGCCAAAATGTAACTAATGGCTCCACCGGTTGTTCCCGCCACTAAGATAGTGGAATTCATAAACATAGAAGTGGTAGTACCTGGACTAGGCGCTCTGGCGAAATCCTGAGGAACTTGAGCATTAAAAATATTGGCGCGTGTAACATCCCCTGATATTGACGTCCCTGGACCAGCGAATGGGCCAGCGGTGGCATACCAGATGAGATTAACCAAATATTGTGTAGAGGGCAAAGCATTAAAAGTAATAGTTGTACCTGTGGTAATAACATTGAGTGACCCAGATGAACTAACTAAAATCGTACCAAGTGGAGAAGCACTAGAGATGTTAGATTTGTACAAATGAGCTGATAAAATGTTGCCACCAGCAGTGACCGGAAGAATGGGTTTGAAGAACTCAACACAATATGTAACCCATAACTCCCCCAAGTTTTGGGTAGGGTTAGATTGTGTTGCCAACTGGAAATTACCATAATCATACAACCTGAGATCTTGTCCGAGTGGAACAGCTCCTGTTCTAACATACCGTTGGGGCAGTATAGTTTGTCCCATCTCACACTCCACACCATGCAACAAAGCATTGGTAGGTTTGACTGAGACTGCGAATTCGGAGTTTTCCATCTGTTGTTTATTTACGTAAATTGGTGCATCTGCATTGTAATTTGTTGCCATCACGATCACACCAGGGGCGCCGTTGGTTACAAAGTCAGTAATCAATGGACGAAATTCGAAAGCTATACCATGGAACTTGTATTCCTGATAATTTTCAGCTACTGTCGACAACCAAGGGAAAGTCTTAGCTAGTCCTGGATTTAAAGGGTACTGCGAGTTCGAAAACGCCGAAGTGCCAAGTATATCTCCAAGATATTCACGATGACAGACAATATTTGTTTGTGCTGTAGTAGTAAATTGTGGTATTTGTTTCGAGTTGGTAAGGACATTGTAGTTGGGTACTTGACCAACCATTGTATAGTCACCGGAACCAAAAATTGATCCAATCCCAGTTCCCAACCAACGACCAACTGATTGTCCTATTCCAGAGTTACCAAAGAATGTACCTACGGCCCGTCCAGCTATACCACCGGTATCGGCAAACGGAGTTGATTTCTTCTTCTTCTTAGAGTTTCTAAGCTCTAAACTTCTTACTTTGTCGGTTAATTGTTTTAGTTTAGTAACGTCAGCCGATAGACGAGACTTCCTTTTAGTTTTATTTGGCATTGTATTGGATACCGCATACCAAAACGGGACTGTTCATTGTATAGTGACCTTTAGGGAGCTCCGTGCAGTCTCTTGGCATTCTTATTAGCACTCATAGAGATTTTGGGCAATTACACCATACAACCCAATTTACGCCCTACTACGGTTTTCAAGCGGGTTTTGAAACGGGTTTTCCTTCCCGGCAGAGAAGGGTATCACATCGGCAAGGTGTTAAACCTTGCCAATATGTTGCCTTCTCCTAGTGTGAGTGTCCGATAATACTCCTCAAGACTAACTTGCTCTTCAGGGGTAATTCCAAACGCCAACCAAAACGATAAGCGAGTCAGGTCAGTAGGCTTACGATACTCAGAGGTCATACCTAATGAGAGTCGATAGAATCCGCCATCCATGGTGGTGTCAACCAATGCCTTGGCATTGTTGGAGCAGCGTTTGTACACAGAGTAATACTCTTGCAAAACTGGCATGCCCGATGTTAAACACATCCCACCATCACCAACTGCAGCCATCCACATCTCGGCAATCCTTGGATTGTCAAGAGGTTTCAATGCTACAGCATCCTTTCCTGTACTTATACGAGGATTACGAACCATGGTATATCCACCATCATAGTTCATCACCGGCTGTGCTTGGCAAAACTCTATGCGTTCAAAAACATCAACTGGCTCTTCTGTTACCAAGATGAACCCCGACTTTTCGAACCACGGACCAATGCCAGCTAGTTTATGAACATCTTCTTGCTCCATGATTAAAATGCAATCATCGCCGTCGTTAGCGAGTGATGCATCTATACCAATGGACTCCAGAAAATCAAAAACTAGACCACACATGATTAACACATTTCCAAGTGAAGTATTGCTATCGCCAGAGGCCCGGTTATGCTTGGTGCGGTACTTAGCCCATCCATCCTTGCATCTTCCAAACCCGTGGTTATCTCGTTGTAGTTTCAAAATGTATCTAAAGTATTTATCGAAACGATAATATCTCATATACCTCTTATGTTCCCACTTGAGAGCAGCATTACTCACAGATTGATCAAACCTGGAAGCGTCCAATGGAACAGCTACAGGACGTCTAAATCTATCCCATTTCGATCTGAGAGTGTTACCTCTAGTCTCCATGTTCATGCCTTTAAACACTGTGGCTTCTCCATAAACTGTGTCAATCGCTTTATATATCAATTTTTCAATAGGTTTGATGTACCTTCCCGTCTCCACAATGTAACGGTGATCCCGTGGTTGGATCAGCCGTGGAACAACAATTTTGCCCGATGAGAATAGATATTTCTCATGTTTAACAAAACAACGTATGTATGAACTCTTATACGTAAAGCCTAATTCCTGATTTTGTGTTAATGCATTGATTAATATAGTCCTCTTGCGACCCTGGTATGTCATAGCAAATGCCATTGGACTCATCGGGGTGGAATATCGAACTAACTTGTCAAGTTTAACCGTAAAGGAACTTACTCTGCGAGTAAATTGCTCGTCCGATGGCCGAAAAGGAGTTTGGAATTTCCCATCTCTACAGATGAATATCACTCGCTCCTTTATAGCCCTCTCCATTGTGTCAATAGAATTGTTGTAGACTGAAAAATTGCCTCCACTAGACATTCCGGTAAAACAGAATGTAGCTTTCAATCTACAGGGGTTGCCCAACTGCCTCACTACCTTTAGGGACTTGGTATCAGGTGCGGTGGATCGCGTACAATTGATACCAGGTAGCTTGCATAGGCCCCATCAAGTTGAACTTGGTTCTGGCCGCCTTCTGCGCGCGCCAAACCAGTTCAACAACCATGGACTTTCACGTGCTTGTAACACGTTAGATCCCAACTCAACCCTATTCTGAACAGGCAAGGATTGCCGCAACATTCTTGCTTCAACCTCATACTTGTCCGGAATAAAAACAGCCTCAATAGCTAATGGAAGCATGGATTTGATGTGCTTAGTACGCATCCCTCTCTCCCGCATCCTAACACCTAGCCACCTGTGTGCGACTAAGCGATTAGCTCCAGTTTCCTTCGTTATTCCAGGTAAAGCTTGCTTACACTCCGATGCAAGTAGACTGACATAACTAAATCTATACCTGTGATTATCCATATCGGGACGATACTCGATATCATCACATGTATCAATAAAGTCTTCATCTATCTCCTCTACGAGTAGCTGACCAGCTAAATGGCTCTGTTCCGGAACGGTAACACCGAACCATCTAGCTTTAAACCTTTTCATAACACTAGTAGGTGCAAAGAACTCTTTGACCCCCCACGCTGTCTGTTTGATATTTACAGTTATCTTCTGTGTGATTTCCCCAGTTATCATCTGTAGCAACTCTTGCAACTCACCATACGACCTGGCGAATTCTTGGTTATTTGCCCCCCATCCATTAGAAGTCATGATTATTCCCTCGCGGGTAGCGCTATAGTTCTCACTGCTATTAATCATTTCCTTGTACTTTTTCATGAATTGCCATTAAAAGAACCGCGCACTTAAGCTTGGCGAAAACATT